AGCTGTGCAACTTGCTGTGAAGTTTGGAGCGACGCGGATTTTGTTGATCGGGTTCGACATGCGAAAGACCGGTAAGTATCAGCACTGGTTCGGCGAACATAAGTGGCGCGCCAGTCATCGCTCACCGTATACGACCTTCGTGCACTTCTTTGAGAAGTCTGCGACGATGTACGCGGAGCGTGGAGTTGAGATACTTAACTGTACGCCAGGGTCGGCGCTGCGTTGTTTCAAGATGGCTGACTTGAATGAGGTGATCAATGACATGCAAAAGGTGCATGGAGACGCGTGCGAAACTGAAGGCGTTCTTGTTGAGGAGGCAGTCTGATGCAAGCCGGAAAGTTGAGACACCGCGTAACGATTCAAAGGCCGGTGGAGACCAAAGCCTCCTTCGGGGAAGTACGAACGACGTGGGAAACCGTTTGGGAGAACGTCCCAGCGGCGATTGAGAACCTGCGTGGCAATAAGTTCTTTGCCGCACAGCAGATCAATCCTAATGTTACAACTGAGATAACGATACGACATCGTACTGGCGTGACATCAGATATGCGCGTGCTGCATGAGAACCCGCCGCGAAGCGGGACGTACGATGCTTACGGAATCGAAGGTATCAGTCCTGACTTGACGCTTGCGCGAGAGATCAAACTGTCGTGCAAGAACCCGGATCGCTTTCAACCGCCGAAGGTTGAGGAAGGTGATTCGTGAGCGAGCTAGAAGGCACTGCTGAGTTGACGAAGAAGCTTCGAGAGCTTGGTCAGCTCGAAGATGGTAAAGCGCTGCGTGCCGGAGGGCGCGCTGCTGGTCGCGTGGTCGTCACTAAGGCGCAGGGATTGATCCCTGTAAACAAAGTGAATCGACTGCATCGTACCTACAAAGGGCGCATGGTCAGTCCAGGGTTCGCAAAGCGCAGCATTCGTTATATAACGGTGCTGAGTAGGGACAAGCAGAAAGTCAGCGTGAGCATCGGCGTTAGGAAGGAAGCGCACTATGCTGTGGACTTTGTGGAAAAGGGAACGAGCGACATGCAGGCGCAGCCATGGCTTCGTCCCGCATTCCAGGCGACGTTGGAGCAACAGCAGAAGGCATTGGCAGAGCACTTGAAGAAGGTGATCGACAAGATAGCGAGAAAGAAATGAGCACGCCTGACTTATATGTGTTGTTGCACGAAGACGCGGCAGTGGAAGCGCTCGTGGGTGAGCGCATCTTTCCTTCGCTACAGAAGGGACGCGTCTATCCGTCTGTCGTGTACTATCTTGTGTCCACGTTTCGTGATCGCACCTACTGCGGTGACACACGCTTGGCATCTGGATCATTCCAGCTAGACGTGTACGCAAGGCAGTACAGTGAGATGGTATCGACAGCCGACGCGGTTCGAGAAAGGATGCTCGACTTCACCGGTGTTGTGGCAGGGACGAGGATACGTCAGTGCACGCTGACAACGGAGTACGACTCCGTAGACTCTGATCCAGGTTTGTTTCGTAGGACCCAGCAGTGGGACATTTGGTACGAAGATAGGAGTTAAGAAATGGCTTCGGAAGATACCTTAATTGGTAATGACTGGAAAGTCCAGCTGGGTGACGGACTGTCGCCCGAGGACTTTGATGACTTGTGCGCAGCGTTCGACTTCGGTTCGGTCGGCGAAGAAAAGCCGCTCGTCGATGTCACGAGCTACTGCGACAACGGGCGCGCATATCGCAACGGCCTCGCGGATGGCGTGGAGATTCCTCTCCAGAACAACTACATCCCTGGGGATACGCTTCTGCGCACGCTGTACTTGGCGTACAAGAACGATGAGATCGTCACGATCCGTATCGCCAAGAAGACTCCGAACGTTAGTCCGGAGCCTGAGCCGACCGAATACTTCTTGTTCAACGCGACTGTACGCGCGTGGAACGTCACCGGCCCCATCGGTGAGAAGTCCGTCCTTACGTACACCTTGAAGATCAGCGGGGAGGTTTTGTGGATTCAGCCGGAGTCGCCGTAAAGGCAGCGCTGCTAAATATAGCAGCCATCAGAGAAGACGTAGTTGAACTGGAAGATCAGAAGCTCTACGTGCGCGAGATCGGAACGCTGGAATTTGCCGAGTACGGGCGACTGTTGAAGGCCAACCGTGTCAAGGCTACAGCGATGCTGATCGCGGCATGCGTGATCGACGGTCCGGGAGGTAACCCGGTCTTCACGAATGCCGAGGAGGCTGAGCCGATTGCGAAGTCGGCCCGCGCTTCGATGCCCATTCTCAACAAGGTCATGAGGTTGAGTGGGTTCAAGAGCGACGACAAGGACGACGACGAAAAAGAGCCTGACGCCAGCTGAGCTGTTCGATTATCGGTTAGCCGCACTGCTAGGGTGCCCCGATATCGATGAGATGAAACGATCGATGACGCTACGATCGTATCTCGGTTGGCAGAAGTATTGGGAAGAAGAACCTTGGGGGCCGTGGCGCGACAATTTGCACACGGCCATTCTCGCAAGAGAGGTTAGGCGCAGTCGCGTTAAGCCTAACACCAAGATCGACATGGATCAGTTCATGGTACGGACGCCAACGGATCGTAAGGCTAATGCCGAGGAGAAGATGCTTGCTGGACTGGCATCGGTGGCAACGCCAGTCTCTGCCGAAGAAGGGATGCGTCGTATGAAGGCAGCGAAGGCGAGAGTGAAGCGCAAAGGTCAAAGTAGGAGTGCGAAGAAATGACGGATCTTGCAAAACTAGTCGTCAAGCTAGAGGCTCAGACTGCGCAGTACATGGCGCAGCTGGACAAGGCGAACAAACGACTGGAAAAATTCGACAAGTCCGCCAGCATTTCCGCTAAGAACATCGCGGCAGGAGTGGCCGCTGCTGTCAGTGGTGCAGTCGTCGCATTCGCGGCGATGTCTAAGAGTGCCATTGATGCAGCGGACGACCTGTCGAAGATGGCTCAGTCGACGGGCGTCTCAACTGAAACGTTGTCGCAGTTGAAGTATGCGGCCGACTTATCAGGCACGTCCATGGAAGGACTGAACACGAGCTTGCGTAAGTTGCAGAAAGCGCAAGCTGACGCCGCGCGAGGATCGGACACTGCTCAGAAAGCGTTCGATGCGTTGGGCGTGTCTGCTACTAACGCAGATGGATCTTTGAAGAGTACGGATGAGCTTCTGCTGGACGTGGCAGATAGATTTTCTCAGATGGAAGACGGGGCCGCGAAGGCCGCGCTGGCGCAAGAATTGTTCGGCAAGTCTGGCGCTGATCTCATTCCGTTCTTGAACCAGGGGCGTGCAGGGATCAAGGCGCTGACAGATGAGGCGGATCGCTTTGGCCTCACCGTCAGCACGAAGGCAGGCAAGGCAGCCGAAGAGTTCAATGACAACCTGTCACGAGCGCAAGCCGTGTTCAACGGGTTGGCGAATCAGGCGGCGGAACAGTTGCTGCCAACGTTCGCTGCCATTACTACGAACTTCATCGAGAGCGCCAAGGCAGGCGGAGCTTTGGAGGCGGCAGTCAAAGGATTGGCAGTGATCCTCAAGACGTTGGTGACTGCGGGAATTGTTGTCGTATCAGTGTTTGAGCAGCTTGGGCGTGCCATCTACGGCAATGCTCAGGCGCTGCAATCACTTGTGCAGGGAGACTTCAAGGCAGCCGCGCAGGCATATAAGGATACGTTCACAGATATCAAGCAGAATGTCACGGAAGACCTGGAGACGATCGCTCAAGTGTGGAGTGATACGGTCCCGCAAGTGGAAGGCGCTGCCACGCAGATCGACAACACGTTGAAAGAGACACTTATATTCAACGATGAGAAGGCGGAAGATGCGGCTAAGAAGGCAGCGGATTCTGCGCTAAAGGAGATCAAGCGGTTGGAGCAAGGCTTGCGTGAGCAGGTCGAGACATTCAACATGAGCGAGGAGGCGACCATTCGCTACCGCATCGCTCAAGGGGACTTATCTGAAACGTTCAGGGAAGCAGGGGCAGCGGCAGAGCCGTATAAGGAAACGATCATTGAGCTGACTGCCAAGTTGGAAGACCTAAAGAAGGAAGCCGAAGAGACCGACGAGTTCATGCGTGGCATCGACGAGTCTATCAAGAAGGATATCGAGCGCAATCGTGAGATCATCGAAGGCGAGCTCGAAACGATGATAGAAGTCAAGGATGAGATGGACAAGTTTGAGGAGCGTGCCAAAGAAAACATTCAAGATATTCTGGCGACGGGTATCGAGGAAAGTTTGGAAGGCGGAGTTAAGAAGGGAGCCGATGGCGCGCTGGATGCGTTCATGGACATGCTGCAGAAGATGGCCATTCAAGCCATCGCGGCCGACATCGCAGGATACCTCTTCGGCGAGGACAGCACAGGGTTTGGAGGGTCGGGCTCTGGAGGCGGTGGTCTATGGGGCGACATTGCTGACATAGGCATGTCGTGGTTCGGAGGATCGCGAGACCAAGGAGGTCGCGGTCGCAAAGGACAGGCGTATCTCATTGGACGAGGCGCGCAGCCTGAATTGTTTGTTCCTGATACGGCAGGAGAGTTCATTCCTGCTGGAGCTTGGGCAGGAAGCGGAGGGCAGAAGCTAACGCAGAACATCTACGTACAAGGACGCGTAGATCAGCGGTCTGCTCGACAGTTGGAACTGGAAGCATCGCGTAGACAACGAAGCGCATCTATGAGGTTAGGCTAATGTCATTCGTCGAAGCACGCTTGCTCGACTGCGTGTCTTACGGCACGCGCGGCGGTCCTACTTGGGCCACGCGAAAGATCGGTCTGAAAAACGAAATCATTCGACGCAACCCGCGCAGATCGCGGCCGTTGTATCGCTATACTGTGATCTATCGTAACCTGCTACCGCAAGATCACATGGAAGTTGTGAATGCATTCAATGCTTGCTTCGGCGGCGTGTATGCGTTCAGGTTGAAGGATTGGGCAGACTTCGAGGCGACAAACGAGTTGCTACCAGTGCTCGGCACTGGTTCACCGCAGACTGTTCAGCTGATCAAGGTGTACGAGTTCGGTGATCGTAACGTCGTTAGAAACATTCGCAAGCCAGTTGAAGATACCGTCATCATAACCGATGACGGTGTTGAGATACCTGCTGCTGTGGACTACACCACTGGAATGGCTACCTTCACGGCAAGCAACGGTGGCATACTACGGTGGAGCGGAGAGTTCGATGTGCCAGTCATGTTCGAAGACGACTCGTTGTCGTTCAGCGGCGACGACAAGGGAGCTGACGGGCTGTTCCTAACATCGGATGTTTCGCTCATGGAGGATCTCAGCGTATGAGACGCGTTCCTTCAAGATTGATGGCGCATCTTCAGCAGAACGCCACGACGACGTGTCGATTGCTGAAGATCATCCTGAAGTCAGGCTTCGTCTACGGGCTGGCGACGTTAGACAAGGATGTGGCATACGATGATGGCGGTGGAGTTGTGAACTACTCCGCCACGAACGGCTTTGATCCATCCACGTTTAGCACTGACACAGGCTACTCTGTCGACAACGCCGAGGGTTACGCGCTGATCACGCAAGCTCCAACGCCTGGAGTCAACACCGACATGGTGAACGCCGGTGAGTTCGACGACGCGCAATGGATTTGCTACTTGGTCAACTTCGAAGATCTGTCGATGGGGCACATCGTACTTGACGCCGGCGACGTAGGAGAGGTTCGTACCAAGTATGGCATGATCTGGATTCCAGAATTGCTGTCGTACATGATGCGACTGAAGCAACCGGTAGGTTCGGTGTATTCCAGAACTTGCCGCGCTATCTTTGGCTCGCATGCCGCGCAGCAGACTGGATGCGGCGTGGCTCTTGGCCCGTTATGGGTGAATGGATCTGTTGTTGCGGTCGGCGCCGAAACCGATCGTATATTCACAGCGAGCGCGCTGTCGACGATCACACCTATGCCCGGTCGTGTGCAGTGGCTGACAGGCGACAACGCCGGCAAGGAGTTCGCCACTGAAGACGTGGAGGGCATGGTCGTCACGTTGAATGAAACGACCGCCTACGCCATACAGGTTGGCGACACGTACCGCATCAGGCCGGATTGCTTGAAGCGGTATCACGAAGACTGCATTGGCGTGTGGAGCAACGGTCCGAACTTCAAAGGCGAGCCGTTGATTCCTGTCGGTGACTCTTCGCAAGTGCAGACTCCTGGCGCACAGCTTCCTGGAGGCGGCGGATATGTGTCTGCTGATCTTCCAGAAGGAGACACGCCATGAGCGCCGATGCGTTTGTACTAGAAGCAAGAAAGCTGCTCGGTGCGAAGTGGAGACATCGCGGCCGAAAGCCGTGGGCCGTAGATTGCATCGGGCTCATCGCTCTCGCTGGCGAGAACAGCAGCTTGAATACTTACGACGAGAACGGATACGGTCGTGAGCCTTGGGAAGATAGACTTCGTAAAGGGTGTCGCGCACGATGGGGCGAGCCATTGCCGCCGTCTGAAGCGCGACCTGGGGACATCGCTCTGATTGCTTGGAGCAAGAACGAGCCGTCGCACATGGCTATAGTTGGTGATCATCCAGATGGAGGGCTCACGTTGATTCACGCCCACAACTTGCACGGCGTGATAGAAACATCGTTGGCAGCGCCATACGATCGCGTGGTTGTTGAAGTGTATAGACCGTGGAAATGAGTCATGTCTGTAAGAGACGCAATAACAGTAATCGGCACAGCGGTCGGCGCGTACTTTGGTAACCCGCAGCTCGGCTATGCGATCGGATCTGCGATCGGTAATGCCGTTGATCCTGAGGTCATCAAGGGCCCGAGCATTGGAGATATCGCGCGTCAGACTAGCATGGAGGGCATTCCGCGCCCGATTGTATTTGCTCTGTCGCAACCAATGGCAGGCAACATCATCGCGAGCGGTGAGCCTGACATTGTTAGGAAGCGCCAGCGTCAGGGTAAGGGCGGACCGAAAGTCGAAACGGAAAGTGTGTATCGCACGTATGCAATCGGCGTGTGCGAAGGTCCTATCCATCGCTTCGTTCGAGTGTGGCGTAACAACATGCTCGTGTACGACACGAGCGAGAATCCGCTGCTCACTGTTGGGGACAATAACAAGTTCCTTCAGAACGCGCGATTCTTTTATGGGTCGTTTACACAGAACGCTTCGCCGGATCTAGAAAGCAAGTTCGGCGTAGGCACCACGCCATCGCATAGAGGAACGGCGTACATGGTGATGGCCAATGAAGATCTAACCGATCTTCGTGGGGCCATTCCGCAATACGTGTTCCAAGTGGAACGTTGCGAAGGGACGTACTTGACGTCGCGCCCGTACCCTGCGAACGACATCAATGCGATTGACGTCGACTTCTCTATGAACTCGAAGTTGCAGCCTAACTTAAGAGAGGCCGTGAACTTGGGGTTCTCGTTTGTAGGCGGTGATCTCAATGAAGTCGTATTGCCGCCGTATCAGGATGGAGAGCCAGAAGCGATTGAAGTCACAGGCTTTGAGTTCGTTGGCGGCTTTACTAACGAAACTATATTCAGCGAGTATGAAGATGGAGATCCCGAAGCTGTTGAGATCACATCTTTCGAGTTCGTATCAGGCGAGCTGAATGTCATTCTTATTGGGTACGAAGACGGGCTTCCCGAAGCCGTTCAGATCACGGGGTTCTCATTTGTTTCAGGTACGCTATCATGACAAATATCTGGGTTCCTAAGTTTAAGATCATCGAAGCGAAGGACGCGATTCTTTACAAGCATCGCGTGGCGGGCTTCTTTAAGCTGGAAGCGGTGCGGCCTGATGGTCGCCGTCGTCCGCTTACGGGTTGGTTTCCAAACATCATCACGGATGGCGGGCTGAACGCCATTGGAACGCTGAACAGTTGGATGGCCGCGTGCAGAGTTGGAACAGGCAGCGCGACTCCTTCGGCGTTGGATACGAACCTGCAAGCGCATGTTGCAGGTACGACGGATCAAAGATCGACCAACGCCACTGCGCAGGCCACGCCGCCATACTATCAGTCAACGACGCGAGTCTACAGGTTCGCGCAGGGCGCTGCTGCCGGCAATCTGCAAGAGATCGGCATCGCGACGGCGGCTGCTAACGCTTCTGGCGTGTTGTTCAGCCGTGCGCTGATCTTGGATTCCGACGGCAATCCGACTACCATCACAGTGCTTTCGGATGAAGTGCTTGATGCCACCTATCAGATTCGAAACTATCCGCCGCTCGTGGATGTGACTGGAACGGCTAACATCGGTGGCGTCGACTATGACTATACCGTGCGTGCCGCGAACGTGACGGATACTACCAATTGGTACTTGCCGGCAAGCGCTGGCGGTGGTGGACTGAATAGTTGCCGATTCGGTAACGGTGCGATAGGTGCGATTACAAGTTCCCCATCTGGATCTAACGTTCTGTTGAACGCGACTCCTGCTGCGTACACCAATCTTAGCTTGACCAGACGTACGTCTGTCACGTGTGGATTGGATGTAGGGAACTTCGGTGGAATCAATTGGGCGTTGACCACGTTTGGAACTCCAGGAGGAAATTCTTCGCTAGGATGCATGCAGACTGGGTTCGACGCCCTCATTCCGAAGGACAATACTAACACGCTGACGCTTGAGTTCGGCATCACTTGGACACGAGGGTCGATCACATGATTCCAGATGGTGTCCTGTCGACAGAGATCATATCGGCTGGCTTCTTGTATCCAAGAGGCACGCCGAGGCGTCCGCTTGTCGACTACGAATACGGTGGCGTTGACATTCAAGACGGTACACGTGGGTTGCGTGTTAAGGTTTGGAAAGGAGAGTACATCGATGGACAGATCGTTCTCTCTGCGGAGGGCGTGCCACCGACACCGGTCCTGACCGTGGCCGGTGTTGAAGAGTTTCAGTTTACGTTCGATAGAAACATGAACGTGTTCATAGCCTATCAGCTTACGAATGGGTTCTGCAACTTCTATTGGTTCGACAGTCTGGTGTCTAACTTCGTGACGACCACGTTGCCACTAGGGACAATCACGCCGCGATGTGCGCATGACGACAACCGTGATCTGGAGACAACGTCGAGCGACATCATACTTGCGTACGTGATTAGCGGCAACCTGTACTACAGACAGCAGCGTGAGCGCTATCAGATTCAGCACTTGCTTGCTGAGAACGTAGCGCCGAACGGACTCGTGCAGATCGGCCTGAATAGAGTGATGCGGTTCCAGTTTCAGCTGTATCCGACCGGGTGACGCATGTACGATTTAGTACGCGATCTTATATCGTTCACTGTTACCGATCCAAATGAGTCATGCACTTGGTCGTTAGAGAACGTCGTTCTTGAACTGTGCATTCGTGCTGGCATGGATCCACGTCAACTCGACACTTCGCAGTTGCGCGAGTGGCGTGTGCGCGGCTTTGCCGTGATCGCGACGTACCCTGCCTCTGAGGCGTTGCGTGCGTTGTCGCAAGTCTATATGTTCGAGCCCGCGAACTACGATGGTCGTATCCACTTCCAGCCACGCGGAGCTGATGCGATTGCCACGGTTACGGAAGACGACATGGTGGACACTGAGGAGGAGATCGAGCAGCAGCTACGTGCGGATCCCATTGCCATTCCGCGCGTACTACACCTGAGCTACTTCGATATCTTCGGTGGGCTCGCTCCTGACAAACAATCGAGCGAGCGATCCGGTGATCGTCGTGCGACTGGTGAGTCGACCATTCAGACTCCGGTGTTGATGCACTCTGAAGAAGCAGCGAAGATGATCGCGGTTCATCACAAGGTGATGATCGAAGATGCTAAGGGCGAGTTGCGATTCATGTTGCCGGATAGCTGGCTGCATCTAACGACTGCCGATAACATCTTCGTTTCGCATGATGGCCGCGTGGATCGCGTACGCATCGCGAAGGTCGACGTTCAAGACGGCTATCAGGAATACGCTTGTGTGCGTGATCGTCAGAGTGCGTACAGGTCTCACGCGCAAGGTATACCGGCTGCACCGCAAGTTCCGCCACCGTCCGGCCTCGTTGGTCCGACGTTGATACAGCCGTTGGACATCAGCATACTTCGTGATGCTGACGACAACACTGGCCTCGGATTGTACATCGCCGTTGCTGGCATCTTCTCGGCGTGGCAAGGTGCGACCATCGAGCTTAGTTATGACGGTGGTCAGAACTACGTGGAGTCTGGCGAGGCAAGGCTAAGTGCGATCATGGGCGAGACCATGACAGCACTCGGCGACCACCCTGCTGAGTACCCCGACTATCACAACACTGTTACGGTGCGCGTCGATACTGCGGATGCGGAATTGTTTTCAACCAATCTGCAAGGAATGCAGAACAGAGCGAACAGAGCGATCATTGGCGATGAGATCATCTGCTTCGAAACTGCCAACGAGGTCAGCACTGGCCTGTGGGAACTGTCAGGCTTCTTGCGCGGCAGGCTTGGAACGTTGTCGACGTCGCACGGCATTGGCGAACGGTTCGTGCTGCTGGAGCGTGGGTTCATCAGTCTTGAACCTGCAAGCGTGACAGACATCGGTCGTAGTATAACGTTGCGAGCCACTTCGTTCGGCACGAGCGTGGACACTGGAACTGTTGTGACATTCACATACGTCGGTCGTACGCAGATCGAGCGTCGAGTGGGATACCTCATGGCACGTCGTGAAGGCTCGAACATGATTGTGTCATGGCAGGGAGTCGGGAGGCTTGGAGGCGGCGGGTCTGTGGCGCATGGCGCACGCTTCGCGGGATACAAGGTTACATTCAGCGACGATGTGAACCCCAACATCGTTGTTGAAACGGACGCACAAGGGCTGACGCAAAACGTGTCGGCGCTATCGTCTTCGCCGATTACGGTTAGTGTGGTTCAACAGAATGACTTGACGGGCGACGGTCCGTCGGTCGAGGTTATCGTAGCATGACAACTCCGAACAAGCATATTCCTTACGTGCCGGAGGGCACGTTAGATCCGGCTGCTGGCCTTAACCTCGCGTTGAACTTCATCGACGCGTTGCTGCAGACAGCGGTCATTGCAATGGATTTGAACGCACCTCCAGGATCGCCAATCGATGACGGAGCGCTCTATATCGTTGCCGGGACTGGCGGCGTTGCGACGGGCGATTGGGCAGGGCACGAGCTTGATCTGGCTCGTTATGTCGAGGAAGGTGACTACTGGCAGTTCTTCGAAGCTGGCAGTGAGGCATCGCTGATCATCAATCTGGAAGACGGCAACCTGTACAAGTGGGTAGACGGGTCGCCGCCGTCTTGGGTTCTCGCTGCTGGCCTCGGTGATGCGCCGAACGACGGCGAGGCGTACTTCCGTCAGAGCCTGTCGTGGGTGCAATTCATTTCGCCCACTGTCGAAGCAACCGACGGTAGTCCGGCCACGTCTGTGCAACTTGGAGCGCTTCTACTTGGGACAGAGTTCAGGCTCACGGAGCTGTCTCCAAATTCTGGCCTCTTGCAGTTACGAGGACCCGAGGTCGTTAACACTGCGGCGGTGAATACCGACGCGACGGCGAGTAACGCCGGCCAGTACACGCGCTTCAGCGACGCCGCTGCGACGTACACTTTCGACGATGCCGAAGGCTTCGAGATTGGGGCGGAGTATCATGGTCGATACACGGGATCGGGCACGTTAACGATCACAGAGGCCGGAGGCATGACGATCAATCCACCTGCGGGTGGCACGCTTGTGATTCCACCTCAAGGAACGTTCACTGTGAAGATCGTCGCTGCTGATGAAGCCGATCTGTTCGGCATCACGGAGGCCGCATGATCCCAGGCATCGTAGCTTCTCGTGCGCCGGGAGCGCTGGCCGGCGCTATAGGCGACCCGTTCTGGGATGACGTCGTTGCGAGTCTGCATCTCGACGGAACAGATGGCTCGACTGTTTTCACCGACGTTAAGGGCCATGTGTTCACCGCTAGTGGCGGGGCGCAGATCGACACGGCACAGAGCAAGTTCGGTGGTGCGTCACTGCTCTTGGATGGAACGGACGATTTCATCACTTCGCCAGACCATGCAGATTGGGGGTTTGGAAGTAGTGACTTCACCATAGACTGTTGGGTGAGGTTCAACGTCGATCCAGGCACGGGAGGCGCGACGTTTGTTTCTCATTGGGAGGCGAACTCTCCTGCCAATCAGAGAGGCTGGATATTCGGGTTGAATGGCAACACGCTTCGATTCGTGTATAGCACTGACGGCTCTGGTTCTACCACTCTCTCAGCAGCGTGGAACCCCGCAGCGGCGACGTGGTATTACGTGAGCGTCGTTCGCTTCGGCCCGACTGTCTACTTCTTCGTAGACGGGCAGCTGCTTGGCACTGGCAACATCGGCACGGCTACTATCTTCAACGCGAACTCCACGCTTCAGATCGGCACGCAGTCGAATGGCGCAGATTTCGATATGAACGGTTGGATCGATGACGTGCGCATCACGCGCGCGGCGCGGTATACGAAAACGTTCTCTAGGCCAGTACGAGCGCACTACGACAACCTCGGTATCCCGAGCGATGAACGCTTCGCCACGGCAGTTTCCATTCTGCATCTCGATACGGACTTCGACGATGAACGTGGAGTTACATGGACGCCAGCTGGCAACGCCGCGATCGATGCGACGCAGAGCAGATTCGGTGGTGCGTCGTTGCGCCTTGATGGAACAGGCGACTGGGTGGATGCGACTGATGCCGACTTCGCTTGGGGCACAGGAGATTTCACGATAGAGTGCTGGACGAGATTCAGTGCGACGTCTGGCAACAACTTCATCTTCACGTTCGGTGGCGGATGGGGCGCGTACAGATTGGGTTCTAACGGAACGTGGGGCGTGTTTGACGGGGTATCAGCGAACCCTATAACTAGCGTTGTGTCGCCTACGACTGGCGTATGGTATCACGTCGCACTCTGCAGACGTGGCACGACCATGCGTCTGTTCATCAACGGCACGTTGGCGGGAAGCGCCACGAACTCGACGAACTTCAGCAGTCAGGCTATACGACTGGGAGCGCAGCCTGCTGGAACTGGCACGCTGAATGGTTGGATAGAAGACTTCAGAGCGTCTAACTTCGCGAGGTACGTCAGCGACTTCCAGCCGCCGATGCGCCCGCATCCGAACCGTGTTGGCGACCCGTTCTTCGACAACGTTATTTCTCTCAACCATTGGGACGGTGTCGATGGACAGACTGTCTACACGGATCAGATCGCTGGCCGCACCTGGACGAATGGCGCGAACGGCGGTTTGCTCGACACGGCCATTGCCAGATTCGGCAGCGCGTCGTTGCAGTTCACTGGTGCGTCATCGACGAATCAGGTGAACTCTGATGGTGGCGCAGAATGGGGATTTGGCACAGACGACTTCACGATTGAGTTCTGGTTGTATGTACCGTCTAACGCTGGCACGTTGATGTTCTGGGATCAACGCGGGCCAGCTAGTGCGGTGCCGACTATATTCCAGCAGTCAGGTAACTTGTTGTACTTCGTTAGCGGAGTCACAAGGATCACAGGAGCGACGCCGATTGTTGCCGGAGCGTGGCAGCACATAGCTATTTCACGCAATGGTCCAAACACACGGATGTTCCACAATGGCACTCAAGTAGGAAGCACTTGGACGGCGGATACGACTAACTATCCGGCGAACAGAGTGCGTCTTGGAACGAACGGAGACACCGGCGGAGGGTTCGGGACACTGACAGGTCAGTACGATGACATACGTGTCACGAGAGGTACTGGACGCTACCAAGGAAACTTCTCACCGCCGCCAATCGCATTTGCAGACGCAGCTTAGGAATACAACATCATGGCTTTAACAAGACCTCCGTCGCTCAGTCCTGAGGACATGCAGAAGATCATAGAGGCTGTCTCGCGTAGAGGCGCATCTGTGACGATGGCAGATCCTCGACTATCGGCCTTGCAGAATTGGCTGATGGTCACCATAGGGACTGTGCTGATTGTTGTTGGCGGATGGACGATCACGTCCATAAACAGGCTTAATGAAACTATGGTCAAGGTCGTTGAGCAGAACACGGCACTACAGCGTGTGAACGATGCTCAGGACAGAAGGTTTGATAATTTGGATCGAAGGATAGAATCTCTGGACATGAGGCTTAGAGATGAGGAGCGCAAGCCGTGACCGAGCCTGTCGTTAAGAATAACCAAGTGGTCGCGCCCGATGTGAAGGACCATAGCGCTAGCGTGGTGATCATGGACTCGTCGCGGTTCGTACCGCTGCTGGTCGGGATCGCCATTCTGGCAGGGGTCGCGTTCGGCATTAGTATCGTTGGATACCAGTCGACGCAGGAGATGGCGCGTATCACAGAACGTGAGACGCGTGTCATGGAAGATGACTTGAAGTTCATCAGGGCTTATCTCAACGCCAGAGGCATTGAGGTTCCAGCCAATCACGAAGAGGCAGAGGAGAATCAGAAATGAGTCACAGAATTATTATCAGCTCGGTTGCGCAGGCTCCAGCCGAAGGCGGCGGGATCATAGCGTTGCACGAGGCCGAGTCCATCAACGTTACGGTGGAGTACGTGCCATCGCATGATCTGTCGGACAACGAAGTGGGTAAGCGCGTGGCTAAGCTGCTCAGGCAGGTCAGGCAGATGCAAGGTCACGACCACGAGCACGAGGAGTCGTAGGAGCAATCGCCATGCCTAGGTTCAGCCCTCTTTCAAGGCAACGCCTTGATACATGTGATATGCGACTTCAGTTCGTCATGATGGACGCAATTGAGATCGTAGACTTTACGGTCCTGGAGGGACATCGTCCGAAGCACTTGCAGGACAAGGCTGTTCAAGAAGGCAAGAGTCAGAAGCCGTGGCCCACTGGCAATCATAACGCGCTTCCATCGCGTGCTGTGGACATCGCGCCAGTGTACTACGACGCCAAGAAGATGCAGATCGATTGGAGTGATCTCATCGCATTCGGACGGATCATGGGAGTGGTGCAGGCTTGCGCCTATCGCCGTGGATTGGAACTTCGTTTCGGCTTGGACTGGGATGGCGACTTCAGGAGCGTCAATCGTGATCCCAGTGAATCATTCTTGGACGCTCCTCACGTCGAACTGGTGGACCCATGAAAACGTTACTTCTGTCGATAGGATTGTTAGCGTCGTGTGCTGCGCATGCGGCGCTCGACGGGCCACTCAAGGAAGGTGGTAAGTCGTATGCTTTGCGACAAGGACCGTCTGAACTAGCGCGCTATACGTCGCAAGCAGAATGCGAAACGGCAGCGCGTGATAGAACTTCGAATCCTGGCGCTATACGTCAGACTTTCCAGATCAGATCTGGTAGTGGCGCAGTGCTGGGAACTGAGACGTCGCAAGAGGCATGCATCGCGGCAGTGCGTGCTCGTCTCATTGCGGACGCGGCGACACGTACTACTGGCGGCAACGTGAACTCGTGCGTGGTTTCTACCAACTACAGCACGGCGTTTCAGCCGCCGACGTGCGTGTCTACGTTCAACTACATCGCACGGTACACTGGCACAGCTCCTGATCCAGAGCCGGAACCGGAGCCCGAGTGTCCCGTGTGCCCGCCACCGACACCGGTGACGTGCCCCGCGCCCCCGGCTTCACGTAATCTTTCGCGAGGGTGCCCTGAAGGAACGACTGGCGATACATGGACGCAAACGGTTAGCGTGACGGTTGGCCCGGCTCCGTCATGCTCGTTGGCGATAGTGCTGTCGCCTGCCACTTCTCCGCTGAATGAGTGCACTCCGGCAACGCGAGCGGCGAGTCTTAGTTGGACGTCGCCTACGACGAACACCAACGGCACGTCACTGACGAATCTCGCAGGTTACAGGATTAGCTATGGCAGGTCGCAGAACGAGTTGATCAGCACTGTGCAAGTCGCTAATCCAGGAGCGACGCGTTACGTTCTGACACTGCCGGAGTCTGGCGTTTGGTTCTTTGCAGTACGCGCGTACACGTCCAACGGGACGGAGAGCGCATTGTCTAACATCGTCACTAAGACGGTTCAGTAGGAGAAAGGTATGTTGGAGATTATCAAGAAGCTGGATGCCGGAACGGTCAGAGGATTGATCGTTGCGACCATCCCGTTGTTGGTTCTCATTGCGTCGTTCTTCGGCGTTGATGAAGCGGTGTTCCAGGCGAAGCTGGAAGGATGGGGTGAGAAGCTCGTGGCGCTAGTGTCGCTCGGCGGCATCGCGTGGGCATACTATGCCCGTGTCTTCAAGCCGACACCTCCGCTCACAGAGACAGCGGCGAAGGCCACGCAGGAACGGCTGATGCAGGAACAGGGCTCGCGTGAGAAGGATCAAGGCGGGTTCGCACATCCAGCGGTGCTCATGTTTCTATCGACGTTATTGCTGATGGTGGTCGCCGGATGCGCTCAGCTCGGACTGCAAACGAGTGGCGGATTCAATGATCGCTTGGCTGGCGGGTACTCCACCGTGACCGCACTGTACGAAGCGATTTCAATTCGCATCGACAGCAGGTTGCGTGTCGCAGAGATGGAGCCTGACGCGCAGAAGCGCGCAGCCATGGTGGCCGCCATCAAGGCCGATGCTCAGAACCTGAAGGGTCAGGTCGATCAAGCAAAGGAAGGCTTGGATGTGGTGCAGAGTTTGAAAGGAGTTAACTTCGGAGCCGCTGAGGAGCGCTTGGCTTCGACGTTGAAGATTCTGGAAGCGCTCCAGCGATACTTGGAGGGTAGAACATGAGTGCAGCCGAAGCACTGCGATTGGCGATCGTACTCACGAGCGAACTGAATGCATTGATGCTCGCGTACAAGAAAGCGAGGGAAGAAGGCAGGGAGGATTTGTCGGAGGAGGAACTTGCCACGTTCCAGGTGCGGGCCACGGACTCTGGCGACAGGTTGCAGTTGAAGATCGACAACCTGTGATAGCGAGGGCGGAGGTCATTGCGGCCTCCGCCCTTTTACTTTGGTCATTCCACGCTAGGCGTCTGCGGCCAGTCGCAGTCTAGCGCTTGCTCTCGTCCTCCAAATAGTTTAGTGAACGTGCACACTCTGCCGAAGCCGTCGCGCCACTCGTAGACGTCTATCTTGTTCACGGTATAGTTGCGCCAGTTTCTTGGAGCTGGCTCAGCCTGTGGCGCTTCGGACTCGTGCAGCATGAATGGAATCGCCACTGCCAGAAAGCCGATGAACCCAAGCATCGTGAAGTTACGTTTCGTCATGAAGTGTATGCCCACAGAACTGTCAGTGTGACACCAGCGCTCACAGCCGCCGCGACCAAGATGTAACCTAGCATCTGCATGCCGTGGCTGTACTTGGGCGGCGGGCTGGCGTCGCCATAGTCTTCGATGTCGTACTCCGTTTCTTGGCCATGCCGCGTCGTACGAGTAACGCGGAAGTCGTCGATGTAGCCGTCGTCCTGCATCCGCTCTTCGTCTTCAACGAGCGGCTTCTGACGATGACCACGACATATGCTGCACATCTGATCACGCGGATTCAATAGCGTTCCAACATCAATCCACTTTCCGTCGCAGTTTGTTACTTTATGTCCGCTCACGATCTCGACCATGCTGGTTCTCCGTTCTGTTGTTAAAGCAACGGTGTTACCTGCCGCCCAAGCAGGCCACCGGGCACCTACTTAACATAATGCAGCCCGCGCCAGCCTGCCTATAAGCGTTCCCAGGCTGCGCGGCGCTACCCCTTACTTACCCACGGCAAACGGGCCAGCGTGGCAGGCTGGCCCATGCGGTTTAGCGGGCCAATGGCGTGGCCTGCCAGCCTACAGCCCGTTGCGGGCTGGCTGGCGCTACCCTGCCGCCCCTGCCGCCCCTGCTGGCAGGCTACCGGGCGCGGCCCCACTGCCAGGGGCCGCAGGGCAACCGCCGTTAGGGTGTACCGGGCAATCGTCCGCGCCATGCGTGCATCGATCCTTGCGAGCAACGGCGCTCGACTCATCAGGCATGACGTTGAACTTGTATCCTGAGAGAACGTCGTCGACTGGAAAGTCGCCATTGTTCTGTGCTCGTAATGCCGACGCGTAGTCGTCCTGCTGCTCGATCTCTTCCAACTCCAGGATGGCTCGTTCAAGAATGGACCTCGTCAACGTCCCATTGGCACGCGCCGTTTCGATCTCGATGTACTTGTCCAAGTAGTGGCGAGCCTTATTCAAATCTTGGATGCCGGCTTTGTCGCGCCAGCGGAAGGTGTACTTCGAGATGTTACCTTGGAAGTAGTCCAGGTTGAATAACGCCACGACGTCCCAATGCTGAAGCACTCCGGCTCCCTTCCTGTAGTGGTTGCCTCCCACTTGGCGCGCATTAGCCATCAGGTTCAGCTGTTCCGGCTTTTGCTTCGCTGGTGTCTTCGGGGCAGCGTCTTCGCCATGTCCCATCTCTGATGCGTAGTGTCCCATCGTTAGCCTCACAGAAGATCTGGTCGATCAGTAATAATGCCAATGACTCCGGCGCGGAACAGTGCGTTCGCGTCGGTCTTGTTGACTTCCTTGTCCCATACCCATACGTTGTGATCTCGCGCAAGTTCCTCGAAGCCTGTCGCGTGCTGTAGGTATGCAGGGATGACGATGTTTTCTGGCGGGTCACCTGTTCTCAACGATGCGGTTGGCTTGAACATGATGGCCGCTATCAACAAACGGTCGCGAGCTACTGTGACCGCTCCGGCGAGCACGGAGTTGTTGAATGACGATAGCATGTTAGGCGCGTACGGCTTTGGAGCGTACATCGCCATCAACTCAGCGATGATACGCCCCATTGCCATGGCCCTCATGTGCGCCGCCATCTCGGTCTCCCTGTCGCGACGTTCAAACTTCGCATCGACGTTGACCCAGATGCTTCTCACGTGGCAGTATCGTAAGATGTCTCGAAGCTGCCTGACCGTGGCAGGCAGGTCACACGAGTTCATGTCCATGATGCGTCTGCCGTCTTTGAGCGCAGTGTTGTGATGAACGACTGGAATGCCGTCGTCGGTAACGTGCACGTCAATCTCGACGCCACGTATTCCCAGGTCAGCCGCTTTGGCTACAGCCTCCAGTGTGTTTTCTGGAGCCAGCGTGCCACATCCTCGATGCGCAATGATGCGTGGAGTGTTGAGTATGTTCATGGACGATCTTTGCCCCACGGCTCCACGGCCGGAATGGCGACGCGCTCGTCGACGTTCGGCCTTCTGCGCTCCAGCCATGCGCAGCATGCAAGCCTCCAGTCCTCGGCTTCGCATCTGCTGACCTTCAGCTGCGCCACGTCGATGCGACGGTTCTTGTCGCTGATGAGCGCTTCGTTCTTGTACGCTGCCCATGCGCTCCAGATGGGCTCGGCCACGTTTGTGAAGAACGGCAGTACGTTGTGAACGTCTGGGTGCAAATCCTGGTTCAGGAACATGGCGTTCTGCACGAGCCACTCCTGCCAGTTGTTCGCCCTCTCGAACAACTTGACCGTGTTCAGCCGCGCTCGACCCATGTTGTCTACATACGGGTTCTCGACCAGCTCGTTCACGAAGCCCTTGTCATTCAGCACTGCGACGCACTTCTGCCAAGTCAGCTGCGACGTGTACACGTGGAAGCTGTCGCTGATCTGTCGGTAGTTGCCAACCAGCACATCGACGGCGCATGCAACGAACTCATGCAGCACACTGAACTGAACCGCGTTAGCGCCATACGCTCCCCACATGGCGTCGTTGGACCTGTTCATAACAGTCATGTCCAAAGCGCCATCGCGAAGCTTGAACGCGACCAAGTCGTTGCACGGTATGTCCTTGCTGTCGCGATTCAAATCCTTGATTGGATCCCAGAGGCACAGCACCGCACGACGAGTATCAGGCTCACGACGAAGCAGGTCGATCACCTCGGCAATCTGATCTACTGTCTCGTAGTTTTCTTCGCGAGCTACGCCATCGCCGAACGTAATGCTTCGACTAACGAAGCGTTCGAAATGCTTGCGCAGCCTGTAGCCATACGGCGCGTTGAACGTCTTGCCATCGTCGCTATAGGTGCCGATGTTGGAGTTGAACTGGTTCAGGAACGCAACGTCGTCCCTGCCAGCCATGATCCACAACGACTCCATGAAATGGAAGAACGGATTCGCATCACGCACCGCGCTGAACAGCACGCGCTCGAATGGATGCGAGTACTCCGTGATGAACGTGCCACGAAACTCAAGTGTCTCCATACCACGAGGCGACACCTTGCGCCATACCGACGGGTTGCTCGCCAAGCGCATCAACTCAGCGAACGCCTCGTTGACGTTGCGGACATGACTGACATACGTTGCCATCCAACTTCTCCTCAGTTGTAATCGAACCTTGTTGCAATTCTGGCGATGTGCTTCGCCAGCGCCCTGTCTTCACGTTCCATCATGGCGTAGGTCACCACGTTGGCTTTGTAGATACCGCTGCTCTTGTTAGTCGGCTCCACTTCGGGCATCGGCAGCTTCTTGTCTTGCCCGAGCATCATCATGAGCGTCGACCACTTCTTGCCCACGTCCTCCAGCCGTATGGTCATGTCGGACTGGCCGAGCGTCTTCGCCCAGATGCCGTGCGCCATATGCATCGTCTTCAGCAATCGCGATGCTTGATTGTCATTGTAGATCTCAGACGAGTATGCACGGTTGTCCACGGCATACCAATGGTCGGTCATAGACATCACGCGGCTCATGGAGCCGATGACCTTCAAGGGGTTCCTGATGAGCTGCACGACGTAGTCGAACTTGAAGTCGCTGCGTCGCTCACCCATATGAATCACACGTCCTACCGGCGCGTGACTCACGTGGTACGGATGCCAATTGCTATCTGCGAAGAAGTACCAACTCACCGTACCGTGCTGACCGCAGTGTTCATGCGGACAGTCGATGCCTGCCTTCTTGAACGTCTTGGCAAGCCACGTCGTCCCACTCCTGCCATTGCCAGTAACTAACAATGGAAGCGCAAAGCGCGGGCTGTCGAGCCTGCGAACTCCGTAGAGCGGTGTCCGTGACCGCTCGCTTATCTTTGCATAGGAGACCAGCTTCCGTCCTGCCCCAAAGGGACTAGTGTTCTTCATATCTGTCATAGCACCTTCTTCATTAACTTCTTGACGCGGCCACGAAGATCACCTTCGAAGTCACGATGCCACTGGTGTTGTAGTTTAGCGATTTCGTATCGATGCTTGATGAATGTCTTCAGCTCCTTACGGTTGCAGACAATGAACGGATCTATGTCGATGTCGTACCCACCGAACTCGTTGAACTTGTCGAACGTTCGAGCACACTGCTCGTCGAATGCAATGGGCAACCCTGCACTGAGCATTTCGAAGAATCGCGTCGCTGGGCTGTGGTATTCCGTGTGCTGACGTTTGTCTTCAATGTACAAACCGGCTCCGTACTTGCGCAACTGCATGAGCCACTTGTCGCCCTTGATTGGAGCGATGATGTTCAGCTTCGGATATAGCTTCGGGAAGTCCTTGCTCGGCGAGGCCACGTCGATCCAGTCGCCTCCCTTGGCGAAGTAGCGGTCGAACGAGTCGCGTCGGTAGTCACGGAAGTATCCGTAGTACACGGCTTTGTCGGCCACTGGCGATACAGCCTTGACCGGCTTGAGGCCCAACGGCTCGTAAGCCATGGCATTCCAATTGACGTAGTAGTCGCGCTTCGACTGCAACGATTCCTCGACGGTCGTCCAGAACTCCATCTCTGGCAGGCCAGCTTCCATGCGTTCACGGAACGCGGCTCGGAATGGGCTCTCCCCTTTCGAGGATGACTTCGGCGGGATGATGGCGTAGTCGTTCTGAACCCAGATGACACGCTTAGCCTTGCGCACTGCTGGCGCTACGGCAGGCAGGTTCTTGCAGAAGGCGAACACGCCGTTCACGATGAACAGAACGTCCGTGTGCTTGGCCTTCCACTTTCCGGCCCACTCTTCGTTCCATACGAGCGGAGCCTTCGCCAACTCTGCGACGAGCCGCGCAATCTTGTCGGATGGCGTTATGCTTGTGTCACGCGGTTGAATGAATGTCCAAACTGCTGTTCTCATTTCTTCTTCGTCTCCTGTTCCTGCTCGTCAGCCCATTGAATGATCTCAGAGCCTATGGTGTGCTCGGGACCGCCGGCTTCCTTGATTATCTTGCGCACGTCGGCGACGGCGGCGTTGTACCCATCGATCCACACGTCGCCAACGAAGGCAATAGGTACGGCGTGCGAGTTCTTGCCGCACACTCTCGCGCCGTAAGCCTTGGCCCTACGTCGTAACTTCGACTGTCTTATCGACCTCAGCTGCTCTATGCTCATGTTTGATCTCCGGTTTCTTGCCAGTGCCTTTGCAGTGGTCGCACGTCCACGTGTGATAGAAGATGTCGCCATCCTCTGCATCATCCAACGCGCCTGAGCCTTTGCACGTTGGGCAACGTGTCGCCTCTAGTGCGGCCATCTCATCTTCAAACTGACTCATGCCATACCCTCCGCTGAGAAGGAACCGTGCGCGCCACATCGACGCGCACGGAACTGGACACTTACCCTACAGCCGCTTCGGCCTGCGGCATGGCGTCTGCTACCGGCTCAGGCAGCACCACCATATAGCCTTTGCCGCGTACGGTGCGGACCACCTTGCGGTCGGTCAGCTTCTTGCGCAAGCGGGCCACGAACACTTCGACACAGTTGGAGGCCGGCTTGATCTTGTCGCTGCCGCCGTAGACCGTATCTTCGATCTCGGCTTTGGAAACGATCTTGCCTTGGTTGCCAACCAACACATCCAGGATGTTGGACTCGACGGCGGTGAGTGACTGCACGACCTTCACGCCGCAACCTTCCAACGTCTGCATAACTTCAAGCGACATAACTCTAGTCTCCGTTAGGTTATAAACAAATACGGTCATTGCGACTGTCGCCTTACGGCAGGTCGCACTCTATCGTCACCAACCTCTCACAAAGGATCTTACTTGGAAACGAATCGTGTTGAGAACAGTCCTGATCGAACAGTGGCACTTTCAAGTCGACGCGCCACTGCCTTTCGGACAGCACGTCGTCTGTGCTGCACGTCACATGGTCCACCGGCTTGAGCGCCTTCTGCCTCTCTACGTAACTCCCAAAGAAGAAACATAACGTGAGCAGCGCGCTCATCATCAACGCTTTCATGATGAACGACGATAGCATGTATCGCCGGCGGTGAACCGGGCATCTACGATCTATGCCCCGATCGCAACTACACCCTAGCGGCTTGTTCATTTGCTACTCCAGGTCGTCTTCGTCGTCGTTGTCGCTGTGCTCGATCTCAGGCTCTTGGGCGGTGCGCCACTGGCGCTCGCCGTTCTCGTACTCAACCAGATAGCGCACGGTGACCTTCACTTCGTGGCGCACCACCTTGCACACTCTGGACGTGCCAAACAGTGATCTGGCAGTAGTCATGTCTTCTACTGCCGTGCCGTCTGGCACGACGTCGTAAGAAGCTGTCTGAGGCTTCTTGATAACGTCGGGCTCCTGCTTCATCTTGACTTTGCTCTTGATCAATCCCACGGAAGTTGCTCCTGTACTGGTGCGGTGAATTTGCTGCGCGTCTTGCCTTCCTTGCGCTTGAGGCGCATGTACTTATCGAACTCGCATAACGAGTGCTCGATCTCTCGCATCTCGAATGGAGTACCGCAAGTCTTCACTGCCTTGCTCAACTTGCGTGGTGCCATCTTCAACAGCGCTCGCATGGCGCGGTTGTAGTCTGGCCGTTCCTTTCCGTCGGGCACTTCATACGTTCCCCATAGCAAACGATGAATGCCACGCATCGCGCCTGGACCAGCGTTGGCCCATGCGAGCTTGTCTCGCGCATCGGCCAGCAGCCTCGTATGCCGAAGGTCGCACACGATTTCATACGCGATGAACGGGCCAACCGTCGGTATCTTCTGCAATAGCTGCGTCGCAAACTTCATGGACTGCTTGCGCTTGATCTTGCGAGCGAACAGGACGCGAGTCGGTTTCTTCTTGTCTTCTATTTCCTTCTCAGTCCGGCCATCCCATATCTTCTCAAGCGCCTCGGCAATCGTCTTCGCCTTGTCCGGCTTGCCGGCAGACGGGATGATGTACGCGCCAGTGAAGATCTGCTTGCCCTCCTTCTTGCGTGCATGCAGGATCTCGATGGCCTTCTTGAGATCCCACTTGCGCATGCCGAAGTGCAGAGCGTCGTAGGTGTCCGGCCAGTTGAACAGCCGAAACATGCAGACATGAAACAACAAGTCTTCGTCCTTCAGATCCTTCTGCGAACCGAGCAGCGATATGTATCGCTTGGTCCACTCCTGCGTGACCCGGTCATGCTGCCTGAATGGATTCGTGAACTTGTACTCGCAGAGTATCTTGTCCGTCGTCCATGGAAACGCCTTGCCCGCTTTACGGGCCTCGTATATCTTGTGCCGCTCGTTGATCCAGTACCAGAAGAAGCGGAGCTGTGCCGTCCTCCACTTCCACTTGATTTTCGGCGGTTTCGGTTTTGCCTTCTTGCTCATTTACTTACCCTTGCTTGCCTGCTTGGTTATCGTCGCTTCACGAAGCCGCGAGGCGGATCTGCCCGTGGTATCTTCAGCCGCTGCACCGGCCTCTTGTTGTCGCGCACCTTTTCGAGCGGACACCATAGACACACGGTCCTGCCTTCGCAGGTGACCCACACATGCTGACACTTCGATGTGCTCGTTGAAGTCTTCATGCTCAATGCCTCTCGTGCGGAGGAGAGTCGGGCTCACCCTTGTCCCACTTCTTCACCAGCTCCTTGAGCCGCTCGTGCATGAAGGAACGGTGCGCGTTCGAAGCGTATTGGAATTCTGCGATCTCGCCGTCTTCCTTTTCGGCCCACGGCCACACGATAACCGCGACGCCCATGTCCTGGCCCATCTCCTTTCGAACGAGTTCCTGAAACTTGCGGACGAGCTTCTGCATCTTCCGCGACAACTTCAAATCGCGCTCCGTCGCCATTTGCTACGCCTCCAGTCCGAGTACCGACGAAGTGCGCACGCGGCCCACTGGCATGTGACGTATGTACCGTACTCTGCGCAGGAACTTGCGCATGGACGTAGCACGCTCCGCCGCGTCGCTGCTGGCGTGGGCTCTGCGGATTGCCCGCTGAATACGATTCAACCGAGGTTGGTCAGACATTCACTTCTCCGATGTTTGTTAACGTTCTTCGAACAACTCTATACGCAGCTTGGCATATGCACGAGTCAGCTCGCGCAGCACCAACCTATACGTAAGTCCCAACTCTTTGGCTATCTCTTTGTAAGTTAGCCCGTCGTTGACGTGCATCAACAGAATCACTCCCTGCCTGTTAGGCAACGCGTCCAACGCCGCTGTAACTTTGGCAACTGTGCGACCTCGCCAGTGCACGTCCTCTGGTGTGTCGCTTTCGTCTATCAGCTCATTCAGCCACTCGTCGTCGTGCGGCTTTCGTACTCTCGATCTTTCACGCCACTCATTGGCTACGTTGGACGCGATCCTGAACAAGTACCCTTGCGGGTTCTCGATCAAGGTGTCGTCACTATATCGCAGCACTCGCAGGAACACTTCTTGCGCCACGTCGTCGATGTCTCCCGGAGGGATCGACCTGCTGCGCAACCATGATCTTATTGGCTTACGCCACTTCGTAAACCAGCTCGCCAACTGTGCATGATCCATGACGCAACTCCCTGTACGAAGACGTTGCTTACTTCTCTACGTTCACCGTCGGTTTGTAACGACAGAAGACAGTAACGTTCCTGCCGTCTGTCTTCACACGATCCAATGCGAGGTCGCATTGAACCGCTTGCCTGTATCTAACAAGCACACGCTCTCCACACACCAGCGTGGAGGAAGGTTTGAATCCTGTTGGCCCGTCCCACGTGCACATCAACAGGATCAACTCGAACATAGCTTGCGCCCTTCTTCGGTGAGCTTCATCTTGCCGTCGCGCACGACATAGTATCTGGCGATGTCATATCGAAGCTGTGGCCCAACTGGCGCGTGGTCATCGTCGAACTGTTCTTCGGTGACGGCCTCGCCAGTGTTGAGAAGGTACCGCAATGCTTGTTTAATCGCTTCGTTCATTTCAGTCCCCAAGAAGAGCGCGGCCTCTTAAGCGAAGCCGCGCTCAGTGTTACACGCCTAAGCGTGTCGGCAGTTCAGGTTCAGGCAGCTTTGATGAAGCCGCGCTTCAGGAACAGCGGGAGCCAGTTCTTCACCTTGGCGGTGTTGAACCCTTCTTCCTTCGCCGTCGCCAGCAGCGCCTTCACCTTGATGCCCTTCTTGGGGATCAGGGCGATCAGGTCGGACTTCGGCCCGCCGCCCGGACGCTTCTTCACGAGGCTGAGCACCGTGCCGTCCTCGATCTTGACGGCCTTGGTCTTCTTGCCTTCGCCCTTCTCGGCCTTCTCGACCTTCTCGGCCTTCGCGCCCTTGCCCTTCTTGACCTCGGCCTTGTCAGCCTTGCCGCCTTTCTTTGCCTTCTTCACAGACTTCTCCTTCGACTCTTTGGATTTGGTGTTTCGACGCGACGGCTTCTTGTCGTCCCCATCGTCGTCATCATCGTCATCGTCATCCTTGGCGGCACGCTTGGACTTCGACTTCTTGCCGAAGCGGGACTTCTTGGGAGCGTCGTCCTCATCGTCCTCGTCTTCGTCCTCGTCTTCATCCTCGTCGTCCTCGTCATCCTCGTCGTCCTCATCCTTGGACTTGCCACGCTTGGCCTTTGGCTTGGCCTTCGCCTTGCCTTTCCCTTTGCCCTTCTTGGGCTCGTCGTCTTCGTCTTCGTCGTCTTCGTCTTCGTCTTCGTCTTCGTCTTCGTCTTCGTCTT